GATTAAATGCATCGCTTGAGAAATTATTCCAATATGGTTTACTTTCTTTAGTAGCAATTTCACCAATGCCGAGAGTTGGAGTAGGGGCACCAGTTTGAGAGTCTGGTTTAATAGTCCATATTAATTCTTTAACGGGATGATTGAAATTCATTCTTACACTCTTAAGTGCATCACCTAATGATTGAGTAATTTTGTCAGCACCAGTAAATTGTAACTGTTCTATTAAATATTCATGAGATAATTGTGCAAATCTTCTACGTTCATCGGTATCTAAAAAGATATAATCGACCCATAATTGAGAAGTTTCCATTGATAATGTTCCACCTTTATTTGTATTATTATCTTCATCTTCTTTAGTAGTACCATCATAGCTGAAGTTACCATCAGTTTGATCAACTAATTCATTCGCATTAGCATATTCAATATTAATTTTAACTTCATGATATTGTAAAGCAATTAATGGTAAAGCCAAACCTACATTGCGACAGAACCAAAATTCTAAAGGTATATATACTTCTACCTCGTTACCACCATCAAGTAAAACAGATGCATTTCTTTGATTGCCACCAACCATAACATCATAACCAGTTTTTTTACCAACAGGCATACTTAATTCATTCCAAATATATAACCATTCAGAATAATGTTTATCAATACGTTGTCCGCCAATTTCTAATTCAATATTTTTAAGTAATCTTAAACCATAATATGGTACAAGTGCTAATTTAGTTCCAGCACTGGCTGTATTTTTTAAAGTAGCTCTGAAATATATTCTATTGATTAAATCACCATTGCGTGTTATCAATACGCTAACACGAGATCCTATACTTGGATTTCCGTTAAAACTTTGTTCGATTGCTTCCATCGCAAAATTAGTGTGACGGCGATAAACTACTTTAAAAAAAGTAATTTGTGGATTACCTGTTAAATATACATCTTGTGCACCATATGCTACGAGTTGAAGAAGACCACCACCCATTTGTTTTTAATTCACTTTTATACTATAATAGGAGAAAAAAAAATATAATAATTAAACTTAATTACTATAAGCAATACCGCCCATACCCGATAATATACGTAATACGTTGTAATTTACAGCATATATAGAAACTGACTTACCTGATCCCCCCGCACCAGAAACATAATCTAATGATAATGTTGCTGAATCAATACGAGACATATTAAGAGTTCCGGATGGTTGATGTTCTTCGGGTTTTAATGCAAAAGAATAAACATTAATACCAACATTATTTGGTACATTTTCGTGATGTTGGAATGGTTGTACTAAATTAAAATATTTACCATCACGAGAAGCAAAGCGATCATTGCCGTTTAATGTCAATTTGCCTTCTTTAACAGCATTGGTTAAACCTGAATTTGGACCTATTAATGCGCTAAGAGCATCATAATTAGCAGCACTAGCTTGTGTAACAGCAGTTGCGCTGCTAGTAAAGTTAAACCAATTGTCATTATTTGGAGTATCAGTTTGTACAGTCCATACCAATTCTTTAACAGGATGATTGAAATTTAATTTAATTTTATTACCAGCAACTTCTTTGCCGGTAAATTGTAATTGTTCGATTAAATATTCATGAGAAGATTGAGCGAATTTTCTACGTTCATCAGTATCTAAATAAACATAATCAACCCATAATGATGCATTTAATGTAGCACTAGTAGTTGCAGTTTCACCTTGTTGAATACATTCTGACTCGGGAGCAAATTGAATATTAATTTTAACTTCATGATATTGTAAACCAATTAAAGGTAATGCTAAACCAACATTGCGACAGAACCAAAATTCAAGAGGAACATATAAATTACCATCTAAATCGCCACCTGGTCCACCAACCATACTGTAATAAGCATCTTTTTTACCAACTGGTAATGATAATTCATTCCAGATGTACATCCATTCAGCATAATGTTTATCTATTTTTTGCCCTCCAATTTCAACTTCTGCATATTTTACTAAACGTAAACCATAAAAGGGACAACATTTAGGTTCAGTAGTATTAACTACTAAATAAGCACGACTGATTAAATCACCATTTCTAGAAATAGTGCTTGTAACACGTTGTCCGTAACCTACAGAACCATTGAAAGTTTGTTGAATAGATTCTAAAGCAAAGTTAGTATGTCTGCGATATACTACTTTGAAAAAGGTAATTTGAGGATTACCAGTTAAATATACGTCTTGAGCACCATAAGCAACGAGTTGAAGAAGACCACCGCCCATTTTATTTTTGTTCTTTCTATTATATTATTTAAGAAAAAAAATAAGTAATTTATTATCTAATTGGAATACGCGATGCCACCCATACCAGATAATATACGTAATACGTTGTAATTTACAGCATATACAGATACCATATCAGCCGCATCACCAGATGTATCATATTCTAAATCTAATGTTGCAGAATCAATACGAGACATGTTTAGAGTGCCAGATGGTTGATGTTCTTCAGGTTTTAATGCAAAAGAATAAACATTGATACCAACGTTATTTGGTACATTTTCGTGATGTTGGAATGGTTGTACCATTGAGAAATACATACCATCGCGTTGAGCAAAACGATCATTGCCATTAAGTGTTAGTTTGGCTTTACTAATTAAATTGACTGGAGCACCAGCTGGACCAACAAGATTGGCAAGAGTTGAATATTTTTTATCAGTCGAAGCAGAAACTACATCTTTATCACTGGTATAATTAAACCAGTTATTTACGTCTCTAGAAGCACCTTCAGCAACCCATACTAATTCTTTAACAGGATGATTAAAGTTTAATTTAAGTTTTCTATTTGCTTGTTCTTTTCCAGTAAATTGTAATTGTTCGATTAAATATTCATGAGAAGATTGAGCGAATTTTCTACGTTCATCAGTATCTAAATAAACATAGTCTACCCATAAGGAAGCAGATAATGAGCCGGCTGTAGAAGCTACTTCGCTTGCATCTGCAAATTGAATATTTACTTTAACTTCATGATATTGTAAACCAATTAAAGGTAATGCTAAACCAACATTGCGGCAGAACCAAAATTCAAGAGGAACATACATAGTACCTACTGCAGCAGAAGTGCCACCCGGTCCACCAACCATATTGTAATAAGCTTGTTTTTTGCCAACAGGCATACTTAATTCATTCCAGATATACATCCATTCGCCATAATGTTTGTCTATTTTTTGACCGCCGATTTCTAATTCAACATATTTGATAGCGCGTAAACCAACCATTGGCGCTAATCCAGTAGAACCACTAGTTGACATTTCTAAATAAGAACGACTGATTAAATCACCATTTCTAGAAATGGTAGCTGTTACACGATTGCCCCAGCCAACAGAACCATTAAAAGTTTGTTGTATAGATTCTAAAGCAAAGTTAGTATGTCTGCGATATACTACTTTGAAAAAGGTAATTTGAGGATTACCTGTTAAATATACATCTTGTGCACCGTAAGCTACAAGTTGAAGAAGACCGCCACCCATTTTAATTTATACTTTCTTTTATACTATATAATTAGAAAAAAAAAAGAGAGAAAACTTAATTAGAATAGGCAAGACCGCCCATACCTGATAAAATACGTAAAACGTTGTAATTAACAGCATATACTTGCAAATTACCTGTTTTCTTTGTTGCATCTTCTATTTTTAATGCTAATACGGCGCTATCTATACGAGACATATTGAGAGTACCCGATGGTTGATGTTCTTCTGGTTTAATAGCGAAAGAATACACATTGATACCACCATTTTTAGGTACATTAGTATGATGTTGATACGGTTGAATTTTATCGAAATAAGTACCATCACGTGGAGCAATACGATCATTACCATTAAGTCTAATGTGTGCTGTAGTAACAGGATTTCCACCAAAAACAGTAGCGTCGTCATCCTTAGAATAATTATTCCATTGTAATACAGGATTTTTAGTAGTTGCGGATTTATCACCAGGCCATTTAGAAACCCATACTAATTCTTTGCAAGGATGATTGAAATTTAATCTAACTTGAGTATTGTATGATTCTTCACCGGTATATTGTAATTGTTCAATTAAATATTCATGAGATAATTGAGCGAATTTTCTACGTTCATCAGTATCTAAATAAATATAATCGACCCAAATATCAACTCTTGTAAGATCACCAATTGTTACAGCATTACCAGATGGTTCGTGTACTACTGAAGTATCAGCGTCGGCAGCTTTAAAATTAACAGCAACTTCATCTTTTTCAGCAAAATCAATTTTGAATTTTACTTCATGATATTGAAGAGCAATTAAAGGTAATGCTAATCCGACATTGCGACAGAACCAAAATTCTAATGGAATATACAATTTACTTGAAGCCGATGTTAAAACAGTAGATAAAGCACCACCATTTGCACCAACCATTTTATCATAACCATATCTTTTACCAGATGGTAAAGACAATTCATTCCATATGTACATCCAATCAGAATAATGTTTATCAATTTGTTGTCCTCCGATTTCAACAGTTACAGATTTTAATAATTTTAATCCAACATAATTTACATAATGATCTTTTGCTTGATCTTGAACATAACCCAAACCGGGTAATTCAACTTCTACATATGCTCTATTTATTAAATCGCCATTTCTAGATACAGTACAAGTTATTGAACTACCATATTGCGCTGTTCCATTATAAGTTTGCATAATAGATTCAATCGCAAAATTAGTATGACGTCTATAAACTACTTTGAAGAAAGTAATTTGAGGATTACCAGTTAAATATACATCTTGAGCACCATAGGCTACTAATTGAAGAAGACCACCACCCATTTGTTATTTTATCTTTTTATACTATATAAAAAGAAAAAAAATAAAGATAAACACAATATACTTAAAAGAATTATTATAAAAAGTTTATATAAGATGTTTAAAGATAAAACATCTAAAAAAAGATTGAATAATACAGAAAATTATAAAGATAAATGTACTTTAGATACAATGCATCATAATATAATTAAAGATTTTGAAAATAAGTCAAAAAAATATAATGAATATATTATTAACTTAGATAAATTAAATTTAAATAAAAATAATATAATGTCGAATATTCAAATATTATCAGAAAATAAAGATAATTTAAATACAAAAGAATATAATAATTTATGGAATTCAAATATCAAAATTAAAGAAGAAATATATAATATAAATCAAGAACTTAAAAATATAGAAAACTATAATGAAATAGATTATTATAAAGATACAAGTGATATATTATTTAATTATTATGATATTATTGAAAATCAATCTAAAAATAGTAATCTTGCAAAAAAAACTGTTCTTGATGCTTTAAATAATAAAAATGTTACACATGTGAATAATACAGATAAAACAAGTTTAGTAGATGAATATTTATCATTAACTAATAGTCAATATGTAAAAAAAAATTTAAATGAAAATATAGAAATATGCAAAGAATGTCAAAATTCATTAACTTGTTTACAACATGAAGCAATTATGATATGTGAAAAATGTGGATACCAAGAATTATTACTTGTTGAGCAAAATAGACCGATATTAAAACAAAACGCTAAAGATACATCACATTTTAGTTATAAAAGAATTAATCATTTTAGAGAGTGGTGTAATCAAGTTCAAGGAAAAGAAAGTACCGATATACCAGATGAAATTTTTGAAAAAATTTTAAATGAAATAAAAAAAGAAAAAATTATAGATACAAAAACAATAACTTATACTAAAATGCGGGAAATATTAAAAAGATTAAGAATTAATAAATATTATGAACATATAAATTATATTTTAAATAGAATTAATGGTATTCCAACTCCTCAATTTTCATCAGAATTGGAAGATAAATTATGTTTAATGTTTAGGGATATTCAAGCACCATTTTTAAAACATTGTCCTAAAGACAGGAAAAATTTTCTATCATATAGTTATGTTTTATATAAATTTTTTCAAATTTTAGGTTTAAATGAATATCTTAAATATTTTCCATTATTGAAAAGCAGAGAAAAATTATATTTACAAGATCAAATATGGAAAAAAATATGCGAAGAATTAAATTATCCGATTATTCCATCATTGTAATTATTTTAATTCTTTTTTAATTACTTCTCGTATATTAGTACTTAAATTTTTAACATATTTACTTGATAACTTCTTTAAAACTTTTTCTATTACTTTTTTATTTATTTTTTTACCTCCTCCTGTTAAAGAACCAAATGACGAATATGATGTATCTATGTGTCCCATATTTGGCATTTCATATCCAGGACTACTATAATCTCTTTGTAATGTATCGAATACTGTGTGTTTAGTTGGTTCAATAGATGATTCTAATACATATTTACTACATTCTCCATTTTGTACAGGTACAGCACAACCTCTACCTCCTTTTTTCATTCTATTTTCTAAAATATATAAACAATTAAATTTATTATTTTTTATAATATGTATTCATTTGATAAATTATTACAGTTATATTATAAAACTGAAAATTCAGAAACTTTTAAAAATAAATATGTAGATAATTTAGTTGATAATATTAATAATAATAATATAGTTAATGATGAAAATTTTTTATTAGATTTTATTATTATTAATAATTTACATTATAAAATTGAAAATTATGTTAAATATATATATATTCTAGTTCCTATATTATTTTTTAATGTATTTATATTAGGATTTAAACAATTTATTTATATGATTTAATAAAGTAATATGGATTATAATACGGGTGGTAGAGTTAATTTTGATGGTACAACAGATAATAACGCAAATAATTTAAATAATATTACTATCGATCAAAAATTCTCTATTGTTATTGGCGAAAATGCAGGTCAAACTATTTTACCTTCTGCTTCAACAAAAGATGAATTTAATATTTTAATAGGACAAAATACAGCACAATTTTCTAAAAATATAGAACATTGTGTTATTATAGGTGAAAATGCAGGAAAATTTTTAGATAATGGTAGTGAAAATATAATAATTGGCAATGATTTTAATAATAATGTTTCTAATATTCATAATCTCTTATCAATAGGTTATTCAAATATTTTTAATTCAGATTCTATTTATAATAATATATTAGGTACTTCAAATATTATTTTATCAAATATAAATTCGAGAATTGATATACCAATATCATGTAATAACATAATAGGTAATAATAATAATATAAATAATTTAAATAATTCAATTATAATTGGTAATTATAATAATTTTAATAGTTTATCTGAAAATAATTTAATATGTATTGGTAATGATATTGAATATAATGATAAGTTATCTTTAAATATAGATAATTCTATTATTAAAAATAATAATAATTCATTTACTAAAAATGATATAACATATACTTATGATAATTTATTAATAGGAAATAATTATCATACTAAAATAGGAATTGGATTTGATGATTATAATTTGATTGATAATATTATTGAAAATGAAACTTCTAATATTTATTATAATAATTTAAAATTACAAAATCTTTCTATTGATTTAACAAGTAATACATTTGAGTCAAGTATTATTTTAAATATTACAAGTAATTCTGATAATAAATATATACAAAGTATTAGAAATAGTGAAATACAAACTTTTTTTAATATTGTAAAAATTACTCCTCTTTATACTAATAATGAATTAAATCCAACTTATTTAGATGAAATACCACATACATATTCTTATATTACTGATATTGCTAAAGAATTTTATGATCAATCTGCACTTTTTATTGAAGAAATTCAAAATCAAAAAATATTAAATAATATTAATCATTCTTTATATGTTAATAATGGTATAAATACAGATCATTTATCAATTAATAATAATAATAATAATAAAATTTCATTATATTCATCTGATAATTTAATAAGTAATATTAGTTATGTTTTACCAAATAATGATATAAATACTCTAAGTGCTAATAATAAATATGTTTTATCAATTTCAAATTATAATGAACTATACTGGTTATTAAATACAGATATTGATGATAATAATATTAAATTAAATAATATATCAAATTATTTAAATAAAATTGAAAGTAAAACATCAAATATAAATATATTAAATAATGGAAATATAATTTTAAATTCTGATTTTACTGTAAATGGTATATTAAATATTAACTCGCTTAATATAACTGGGAATACCTCTTTTTTAACTAAAGATGATGTTTCTACTATTCAAGGCGAACCTGGTCCTCGTGGTTTAAAAGGAGACAGGGGTGATAATGGTAATAAAGGTGATAAAGGCGATAAAGGTGATAAAGGCAATGGATTTAAAAGTATTAATTATGATAATACAACAGGTATAATTACATTCGATAGTGATGATGGATTATTTTTAAAAACAGATGATATAAGAGGAGAAAAAGGAGATGGTTATACAGGTGCATATTATAATCTCGAATCTGGTAAAATTACATTTTTAGGTACAAAAGAAGAATTAAATTTTACAACTGGTAGTATTATTGGACCACGTGGTGAAAAAGGTGATAATATAGGTGAAGTTATATTTTATAATTATGATAAAAGTATTCAATTAGGAAAAATAGGTGATTCTTCAATTTCTAGTACAGATATTTTAATACCAAATGGTCATCAGGGCATTCAAGGTATACAGGGTTTAACTGGATTACGAGGTGAAAGAGGAGAACATGGTATTGAGGGTGCGCCTGGACCTATTGGTCCACAAGGACCACAAGGATTAAGAGGTTCACCTGGTACTGCTAACGTTGTTGCACCTGTGAATGCAGGTGATTTTATCATAATTAATTATGATAAATCTGGATATCCTAAAATTAATACTGATATTAATAATATAGTAGCACATATTCAATCAGATTCATCTATTGGACTAGATTCTACTTTACATGATAATATTTTAGAAATTGAAGGTAAAACTTCTAATATTGAAATAATTGATTCAGGTAATATTAAATTATATAGTGATTTAACAATAAATGGCGATATTAATATTAGTTCTGGTTCTAGTTTTAAAATTAATGGTGTAGCAATAGCAACAACTGATACAACATATACAGCGGGTACTGGTATTAGTATAAGTGGTACAACAATTGATTCTCTGATAACACAATATGAAGATAGTAATGTACTAACATTATTAAATACAACTGGTGTTACAGGTGGATTAAAAGTTACTACTGGTAATGTAGGAATCGGAACCGGAACTACATCACCTGCATCAAAATTAGATGTTGATGGAGATATTAATATTAGTTCTGGTTATAGTTTTAAAATTAATGGTGTACCTATAGCAACAACTGATACAACATATACAGCGGGTACTGGTATTTATATAAGTGGTACAACAATTGTTTCTCTGATAACACAATATGAAGATAGTAATGTACTAACATTATTAAATACAATTGGTATTACAGTTGGTATATCACCTGCATATAAACTTGATGTTGCTGGCGATATTAATATTAGTTCTGGTTCTAGTTTTAAAATTAATGGTGTAGCAATAGCAACAACCGATACAATATATACAGCGGGTACTGGTATTAGAATAAGTGGTACAACAATTGATTCTCTGATAACACAATATGAAGATAGTAATGTACTAACATTATTAAATACAACTGGTGTTACAGGTGGATTAAAAGTTACTACTGGTAATGTAGGAATCGGAGCCGGAACTACATCACCTGCATCAAAATTAGATGTTGATGGAGATATTAATATTAGTTCTGGTTATAGTTTTAAAATTAATGGTGTACCTATAGCAACAACTGATACAACATATACAGCGGGTACTGTAT